GGCTTGGTGGGAATGTCAGTGTGGCAGTCAATGCTGTAGTTGTTACCAATAATATATTATCTGTAACAGATGTGCTCAATGCGTAAGTAGTTGATGAGCTTACTGTGATATAGTTTGCAGGGGCAATATCAAGACCTGCACGTGAAATGTTTGAATGGTAAACAGTACTACCTGTGCCACCAATGTTAATCGTTCCAAGAACTCCTGCAAACACATTAGCTGTACCAGTAGTTACGTTTGTTGTCAATGTAGCTGTGCCACTTGCACCGTTACCTAGTAAACTTAAGGTTGTATTTCCAGTACTTTGTCCAACGTATTTTACTACACCAGCAGCACCTTCATAAATTGTAGTTGCAGCACCAAATGCGTTAACAGTTGTAGCATTTGTATTGAATACATTAAATGTTAAAGCTGTAGTGTTGATAGACAATGCACTAGTTGTCAATGCGTTAGGCAACGACAACACGTTATTAATTGTTGTAATACCACCTAGACTGTTAGTTCCACCAGTACTTGCACCAATGTTAACAGCAGTAGCCGCACCGGCAAAGTTAACTGTTGTAGATGTAGCATTAACCAAATTAAATGTTGTGCTAGATGTTGTAATGCCAGTACTAATAGATGGTGTATTTAAAGTAGGAGTAGTTGCAAATACTACAGCACCTGTACCTGTAGCGCCTGTTGAAATAGTACCTTCTAAACTTACGTGTCCGTTAATAGTTGTAGTTCCGCCAGTAACACCTAAATTCAATGTAGTAGCAGCTCCACCAATATTCAATGTAGTTGCTGTGGAATTAAATGCGTTAACAGTGGTTGATGTAGAAGATAGTGTGCTACCTGAGAACGTTACGTTACCGTTTGAAGTAAGTGCTAATAAACTTGTTCTTGCAACATCTGTACCGTTGTAGAATGTAATTCCATCAGCAGTTCCAACACTAATGCGACCGTTGCCAGACACATAGTCTACAATAATTCCGTCACTGTATGAACCAGAATAAGAACTTGTTGATACTAGTCCGTTACTAGCTACAAAACTTGTACCAGTTTCTGTAGTAACTGTAGTAGTAGTGCCGTTAACTGTTAAATTGCCTGTAACTATCAATGCATTGTTAACAGTAGTTGTACCAGTGCTTGCACCAATACCAACAGCAGTAGCTGCACCGCCAATACTTAGTGTAGTAGCAGTTGAATTAAACACAGTTGCAGTTGTTGATGTAGTAGTAATGTCTGCACTTGGTGAGCCATCGATTGCAATGTCACCGGCAAATGTTACAACACCTGAAGCTGAACCAATGTTAACAGCAGTAGCCGCAGTAAACGCATTTACTGTGGTTGCAGTTGAAGTTAATAAATTAAATGAGCTTTGTGTTGTGCTAAGTGATGTTGCGGTAGCAGCACCTAAACTTGGAGTTGTAAATGTTGGGCTGTTTAATAAAGCATAATTAGCCAAACTTGTCCAGCTTAATGTTCCGCTTCCATTGTTAGTTAACACACCGCTAGCATTTGATGGTAGAGCTGATGCAACAGTAGCACTTAACGCACCACCGCTGAAATTAAAACTAATGCCGGTTTGTGTACCTGCTGTAAGTGCTGCATTTAACGCTGTAAGCATTCTTGCAGATGTAAAATATTGATTAGTAGAACTAAATGTTAATGTTTCACCGTTAACTGGTGCAGGGCTATTACCTGGAGCTGCACTCAAAGTTAATGTAACACCGTCCACAACACCTGCTACAGTTTGTGTAGTAAACCCAGTACCATTTACAGTCATTCCGGCTTGTATGCCTACAGTACTGACTACCTTTAATGTAGTTCCGCTACTGCCAGCTGATGTATAAGTTGTTGTATAACTTTCAGGTGTTATTTGTGTTGAAAGTGAAAGTGTAGATAAGTTAAAACCAATGGTTTGCGATGTAGAGTTAAATGCAAGTCCGTTGCCGGTAGAGTTGGCAAGCACATGCACACCGCCTGTAGTTGTTCCATCGCCTATATACAGCTTTTTAGTGTCAGTGGTGTATACAATTTCACCTAAATCAAACAGGGTTGATTGTCTATCTGATTCCGTTCCTCGTCTAATTCTTAGCGACATGTGCTATTCTCCGTTATTCTGTAGTCATACGACTTGATGTTGTATTTATTCGAATAACAAAGAAGCCCAAGTCAAAAAAATAGGGCCCTTAGGCCCTATTAAAGTACGTAGTTTATACGTACCATATTTCTGTAAATCCTTCTTCTTCAGTTGGCTCAACCCAATTATATATCATTGACTCAATAACATTCATTGGAATATGCTTACCTGGCCGACTTGCCAAACGGCGAGCTAGCTCTGCTGAATCGGGAGTGCGAAACACTACCGCAATATGCTCGTAGTTTGGTAACATACGGAACTTCTTTTCGCGGCTGGCTATAGACACACTAGTTTGATCCCAGATAATATCCTTGCCTGCTTCTCGTGCTTCGTTAACTTCGTCAGCCATCATTTTTACAGCGTGTGGCATAAAATCCTTGAATACTTCATTGTAAGTCTTGCCAACATCGTGTGCATGTGCATCTACAAACTTATCAGTAGATATGTACACACAGCTATTAGCCCACTTTTGAGCATTAACCCAAGTACTCTTACCAGCACCTGGAACTCCAATTAATTGATAACACTTGCTCATGGTTGAAAATTATCCTTTCCTACTGTATCTTTACCGATTTCTGCTATAGTTGCCTGTAGACGTTGTATTTCCAATGCGGCTTCTTCTAGCAGATTGGCAATCTTGTCGGGCTTGCCCTCCGTAACTGCTAATCTACCAGGAATCTGCCTACGTATCTCTGCTCGCTTGTAGAGTCTAAATACTAGACTTTGTTCTGCTACAGGCAAGTGACTTTCATCTGGACATCTCATAACGCCTCCATATAATTACGTACCCACGATAAACGAGCTTGCTCGTCCATTTGAGTATATTGTACTATATTTGCACGTATAGCGTCAACCAATGGATAGTATTCTTCATCCAAATTGTGCTTGATGTCCTTGTTCAAATCTACTAGTTTGTCTGTACGTGGATTGCGGGCAACCCACTTTGAAGTCAAATAGTATGGTGACTTGATCTTAGCACTAACACCATTGTCTGTATAGAATACAAATCCTTCGTGACGGCATTCTTTAACCATAGCCTTTAGCTCGCCAACTGTAGTGTAGTACACTTCGACTGGCAAACTGTGGAAAGCCATTTGTAAGAACATTGCCCCTACTTCATGGATGATTGGTGAACCAAATGCGTTGTAACGCATACCCAACAGGTACATACCTTCCTTTTCTGGAATTATGTGTGGGTCGAGCTTGTGAACGCACTCAAACATAAAAGTATAACCTTCGTGTACTTGGCAAGTCATACGATAACGATCTATGTCTGGCTCGATTAGTTCTCGTGCCATTTTAACATAGTCACTGTCGGTAGAACCTGTAGTAGACACTAGGATATCTCCATCGTACCAAGTTACAGCTACCATGAAACCATTTATCTTACGATAAGCAGTTATCTTAGTATCGTCGGCTAGCACTGGTGCTTCCTTTTCGATACCGTAGTTGTAGATCTTAGTGAATGGATATGCTACCAAGTTAAAGTCAGCGTCTACGATTGACCCACGGCATTCGGCTATGTAGTCGTTCCATAGGTTATCGTAGAACACTTTCTTCTTGTACTTTAGCACATAGATACCATCGCCACACTCTTTCATGTTAACTAGGTTTCCAGTGTTTACATATTCCTTCAATTCATCCTTAAACATATCAATCACCTTTCTGGTGGTGTCCTTTAATTTCATTGTCCTTGATCAAACGGATAGCACGATCCATGGAAATAACAATTTCACCAGTTGAGTCCATACCCACGTCCAATGCGCGATACTTTTCCAAGCCGCTTACACCCCCGTGCAAGTGACCATGAAAGTGCAACGCACCTCTGTGCATTTGATCCCACTCAGCGATTGGATAGTGGAACATGACAATCTTGTGACCATCATATGTAATATCCAAATACTTGTGTACTTCCTTAAAGGCATTGCGGAAATTTTTGTCCATCAATGTCTTACGGTCGTGATTACCTTCAACCAAAATCTTTACGCCATTCAAACGCATCATTACCAAAGAAGCATTGAAGCCGCTCATAAATGCTACGTCACCCAAAATGTAAACTGTGTCAGCTGTATCAACTCGGGCATTCCATTCTTCAATCATTGCCTCAGTCATATAGCTGACATCGTTTCTAAAACGTGCTCTTGTCTCTGGGCAGAAGCTCATAATGTTCTTATGCCCAAAGTGCAAGTCACTTGTAATCCATGTTTTCAATTCATCCATATTATTCTCCAACGAATTCTCTTACTACTTCAAAACGAGTTGAAGCTGGAATCCACTTAAACTGTTCTCTCTTACGAAAAGGCTTTTCCCAATCTACAACGATCATAAACCAATCCTTTTCGTCACTGAATTTAACGTCACGGGCAAACTTGGCAATTTGTACCCATCTGTCTTTGAATTTGGCAACTACCATAGTCATACTCCGCTCCTTTCTATTATTAAATCAATTATACAATCAGAGTACTAGAACGTCAATGCCGAGTGTTGTTTTTCTACGACAATTACCAGTCGTTCGTAAACCGGCGCCAATCGTCGTTTAACGGGCTTTCATTAGGGTCGTATGTCCAACCCAAGGCCTTCATCATTCTGTGCTTAACGAGCAGATTAGGGCTTCTAAACCGCTCTGTATCATTAAAGCCCATCATAACGCCCACTTCGCATACTGCTCCAGAACGGCAAATACCCGCGAAACAATGTACAATTACATCCATGCGATTATCCAAAGCATGTTGTAAAAGAGCCACAAGTTGATTGGCTTGTTCTTGACTACACTTCATAGCTTCGTCGTCTACATGATCGTTAGCTTCTACATCCAAAAACTCAAAGTGATGTACTTCTTTGAATTGGTGTTTTGGGGTAGGACGCCAACTAGCTGGATCCGTAATTTGGATCAGCATACTATTTTCACCTACTGCGACATGGAACCCTTTTGGAATATCATCTGCCGCACAATTTTGAATCCACGGCATAATGCCTCCTTAATGAATTGATTCTTTTGCGTCTACTTCACATTCTACTACCCAGTTGTTAAATTGGGTAAATTTATTTACTTCAACACCTAGCCCAACTGCTTCGTTTACAAAATGCTGTAAGAGCGCATTGTACAATTCATCGGGCATTGTGTCTTTATCAAAACGAATTTTCATGTTACTTCCAAAGTTTAAGCAGATTAACAAATTCAGGCCATTCAACATCATGCCGTGGCTTTAAGACTACTGCCAGTTCAGCATTGTCCATTCGGCTTTCAGTTACAATCAAATGGTCATCTAGCTCTTTAAGCATGGCAAACTCTGCTGGAGTTACCATGCAGGTTACTTTCTTAAAACTGTTTGCTAACCAGGCCTGATAAACACCATCATCCTTGTATTCCAAATGGCACATAAGTCCAGCATGAGCCGCGGCATTCATTGCCATGCCCACTGGAGTACTGTCTTTGATACAAATATACATTTTCATCGTGATACACTCAATTCTGCGTCGGGATTATTCCAACATGCGTTACGGTATTTGTAGACAAAGTCGCAAAGACTTTCGTAGCTACCCCATCCATTTTCAGGATTAAACTTCTTAAACTTCTCTGGATCACTTAACAAAATGTTCCAACCCTCATCCAACAAGTCTGCAATATCTCTGGCAAACTTAAAATTAAGTTCTTCAGGACGCCACAAAATAGTGTACAGGTCTATATTAGAACCTATACCTACTTTTACTTCAGCGGCCATCTTACCCAAATTGTGTGTAATGTTTGCGCTGTACACACTAGTGGGTTGGGTGACCATTAAATCTACATCTAAACTCATTGCGATCTCCGCTTCATCCAAGTGTAGTCTACACCGTCTGGACACTTGCCGTCTTTGATACCATCGGCACCAAAAATGCCAACGATTTCCATTCCGTTACCTTCGATAGTAACCAATATACCTAAAGACTTAGCATACTCCATTGCCTCTGCTAGATCCTTAAATCCTTCTTCGTTTTGTTTTGTTTTTACTTTATACATGCGATAATTATACAGTCAAACAAACGCCCTGTTAAGCAGGGCGTTGTTGGTCTTTTACAACAGATTAGTTTTGTGGACTAGGCCATTGGGCACTATAGTCAGGTTGTGTACCAGCCGGAGCAGGCTGATTAGACATTTCCTGAACTGGTGCTGTAAATGCTTCATCGACTTCTACACCCAATTCACCAACCACTACGTACTTGCAAGCACGACCCTTGCTGTTATTGTAGTCAGTTGGAATACTAACCACATCAGCTGGATTGATCTTAACAATCATTGTACGGCTATCA